AATGGGTTGAGTTGATAGGGGTTTAACGGAGAATATATATGTCAGTAGAATCAGCAACATACGTTAGTCAATTAGATGGTACAAATCCGCCGGGAACTGCAACTATTGCAGAGGGGGATAACCATCTTAGATTAATAAAGACGGTAGTAAAGTCGACCTTTCCTGACGCTACAGATATAAGGAGAACCGCTCCTGATGTGGCTGTAGCTGACGCTTTAAAGGTTCTCAGGGTAAACTCAGGTGGTACAGCAACTGAATGGGCTGCATCTGCTGGTTCACCCCTGACTACTAAGGGGGATATGTATACATACTCTACTGCTGACGCTAGATTAGCAGCACCAACCACAACGCCTACTACAATAACACCTGTGCCTTCCGGTGCTGGAAATGGATTGAAGTTAATATCTGATTCTAATGAAGCATTGGGTGTTAGGTGGGTAACTTGTAATCCTGTATTCTTAATGCAGGGGTTTGATGAAACGGTAGCATCTAATACGTTTGAAATAATGCCCCTTGATACTATAGTCTATGACTCGCATGGCGTATGCACCCAAAGCACTAGCACAGGAACGGCATCTAATAGATTCACACCTACTATGCCCGGATTTTACTGGCTATGGGCTAGGGCTACAGCAGTTCTAGATTCCAGTGGCGAAGGTATTGGGGTAGCCATCTATAAGGATGGAGCCATTGAACCTCAATCAACTTCCCAAGTTGCTTTTAAAACATATGCTATGTCGGATGCCGGTGTTGGCTGTGGAGCAATAGTTTACAGTGATGGCACAAATTATTTCCAAGCATTTATGAGGGCTATAGATGATAACGTTGCATTCGGGCATTTTGAGTTTAGCGGAGGGTGGATAGGATGAGGCATCCAATAAAGTTAGGAGACGTTCTCGCATATAAATACCCTTCTAGAAAATGGGTAGTAATGAAACTTGCTGGGGATTATGTCATTCATCAATGGGACGAGGACGATCCTCACCCGACTCAAGAGCAGATTGATGTTTGGGAAATTGAATGGGAAGCAGTCGAATACAAGAAGAAAAGAAAGCGCGAGTATCCAGAATGGGAGACTCTTGCTGACGCTCTCTATTGGAAAGAGAAGGGAGATGCAAGATTAATGGATACCTATGTAGCTGATTGTGACGCGGTAAAAGTCGCGCACCCTAAACCGGAATAGCCTATGCTAGTCCCAATGGAAAATCTTGGTAGTGTTGGAATAATTACAGATATTCCACCACAGCAACTGCCGTTAAGCGCATGGAGTGGTGGCAATAACGTAAGGATGATTGATGGATATGTAAATAAATGCGCTGGCTTTGAAGAGGTTCTTGCAACCTGTCCTGTAACGCCCTATTATATTACCCCGCTGGAAGCTGGTGGTAATTACTTTTGGATTGCATGTGGGTTAGCCAAGGTATATGTTCATAATGGATCAGCGTGGTCTAATATAACTAGACAAACTGGCACTACATTGGACGGAGCGGTGAGTTCTGGAGTAGGTACTATTACCCTGACAGATGGTAGCAACTTTCCTGCTGGTGGTGGTAGTGTCTGTGTTGGTGCGGCAGCGACCTATGAGGAATTAACTTATGCAAGTCGGTCTGGGAATGTCCTCACATTAAGCGGAACAACTGATGTTGCCCATCTTGATAACGAGATTGTAAATCCTCTAAGAGATACTCTAACAACAGAGAACGATTATACCGCGACCGCTACTGGCATAGTAGAAGAGAATTGGTCTTCTTCTGTCATCGGTGGCATTCTTATATTGAATAACTTTGTTGATGTACCGCAAGAATGGTCTATAAGCAAGGGAGATGGTCAGCCTCAAAGCACCTATAGATTAAGAGATTTAGCAAATTGGACAACTACTAATAGATGCAAGACTCTAAAGTCGTTTAAGTCTTTCCTTATCGCAATGAATACAAAGGAAGGAAGTGTAGAGAAGAACAGGGTGGTTCTGTGGAGTACAGAAGCACAGGTTCAGAATACACCGATCTCATGGGACGTTAATGATGATACGGTAGATGCTGGTGAGTATGAGTTAGCAGCGACTAAAGGATCTATCCTAGATGGAATGGCAATGCGAGATAGTTTTCAAATATATAAAGAGAACTCTATCTATTCTGCTACCTATGTAGGCACACCCTTTATCTTCCAGTTCAAGATACTATCCCCTACTGTTGGAATCCTTGCAAAGAACTGTGTTGCAGAATTTGAGGGCGGTCATTTTCTTTTCGGGACTAATAACTTATATGTAAATGATGGGCAGAGACTGCTGCCCCTTTTAAATAAACGACTTCAAAATCTATTGCTTACCTCTATAGATGGCGATAACTTTAGCGCATCTTTTGTTGTGGCCGATTATAATAGAAATGAGATGCTTGCCTGTTTCCCAGAAACTGGACAAACCACTTGTACTGCTGCTATTATATGGAACTGGAAAGACAATACTATTTCAAAAAGAAGTTTAAGCAATCTATCTCATGCCTCTTATGGTGTTGCTGATGTGTCTGGTGGAACAAGTTGGGATATAGATACCACTCTTAATGGCACAATCACAGCATCCGTTCCTCCAACGGGCGGCGCTTTAAGTGTAAATACTGATCCTACTTTGACATTCCCATCAACGGGAACGGTTATAATAGATACTGAACAGATTACATATACAGGCATGACCTCTACAACCTTTACTGGGATAACAAGAGGGGCTAATTCTACGACGGCAGCAGCACATACTACTGGAGCAACCGTTGCAAGATTTGCTTCTTGGGATGATACAACGTCTGCTTGGGGAACAAGAACTTACTCTAATAAAGAAAAGGTTCTATTGTTTTGCAGTCCTACTGCAACTAAGATATATCGGGACAGTATAGGAAACAAAGAAGGCACAGCCCTAATGACCTCCTATATCGAAAGGACTGGCATATCTGCTGGAGAGAAAGGGGAAAAGGATTACTCAGCAATAAAGACTGTAACCTCTATATACCCATTGATGGAGGTTTTTGGTTCATCGAATACTATTGATGTTTATGTTGGCAGTCAGATGGATATGGAAGGCGGCGTCTCTTGGAGCGCTCCTTATGCCTTTAATCCAGACACGATGAGCAGAGTTCCCTGTCGAAAAACAGGAAGATACTATGGGGTGAAGTTTGAAAGTAAGAATGATGTTGAATGGAAACTCCATGGCCTTCAATTTGAAGTTACAGAAGTTGGATCAAGAGGGGGAAGGAGTTACTAATGGTCGACATCCCCGCTTTATTAAGAAAAAATAAAGCAGTAAAAAGCGTTATGAGGTACAACGCTAATCCAGCCCCATTACTACAAGAGGACTTACCGGGCTATATTGTTTCTGAGTTTAATAGACTGGGTGATTTAATCTTTAATCTAGCTGTTATGCATTTAGAAAGGACATACATTGAGCCGGGAAAGAATTCTAGTGGAACTCTTAATGGAAAAAATAAACCTAGAGTTGGTGATATAAGGTACGCAGATGGCACGGAATGGAACCCGTCAGGAGGAGAAGGAATCTACTTCTATAACTCTTCCGGCGCTTGGACAAAACTTTAATATACATCTAGTATACCCCGACGAGGTTCCTCATATTTGGGATCAAGTAGAGCCATTGCTTTCAAAAGCAACGCCTTATTCTGAAGGGGAAGTAGAGGCGCAAGACTTTGCTTATTTAATTATTAATAATGAAATGCAACTATGGGTGTCCACTGAAGACAGGGCAGTTATAGCCGCCATGGTAACACAAGTTGTTCATTATCCTAGAAAGAAAGTATTAAGGATTATAGCCTTGGGTGGAAAAGACCTAAGAAGAATGCAGGAGAAGTTTGAGCCTACGCTAGAAGCATTTGCAATAAAGGCTGGGTGTTCTGCATTAGAGGCATGGACTCGCAGAGGGCTATTAAGATTAGTTAAAGATTGGAAACAATCTTACATCATCATCACTAAAGACATCAAAGAGAAAATGCATTAACCGGAGAAGTATATGGCTGGCGGAATATCAACACAAGATCAACAGGCTTTATTAAAAGCAATTTCTTCCCCTTCGCCCAATTATAGTGGGCCGATAGGAGAACCATCTTACCCATCTGGGGTACTAAGTTCTGGTGCATATGCGCCTTGGGCTGGTATAGGAGACTTTCAGTCAACCCCTATGTTCCAAATGCAAGGGCCGCAGGTTTCTTATAGCAATCCCAATACAGGATTTACACAGCATATGGCTGCTCTAAAGCAGGCTGAAGATGATGCAGCGGCAGCAGCAATAAGGAATAATAACACTAACAATACTAATAACAATGTTTATAGCGAAGGTGGTGAATCTAATGCCGACGGGATGGGTAATATTGGTGGCGACCCGATTGGTGATTTCTTCGGAGAATTATTTGGTGGAGATCAATCGGCTCCAGACGCTGCACAGTCCGATGTCGGCGATGCTAGTGGCACAATTTGGTAAAAAGAGGATTAAATTATGGGTGGTGGAACTAATATATCAACAACAACTCAAGATCCTTGGAAGGGGCAGCAACGCTACCTAAAGGGAGGCTTTAATAAAGCCGAGACCTTAATGGATAAGGGCGCGCCTGACTATTATAGCGACCCAACACTGGCTGGATTCGACCCCTTACAGACTATGGCTCAAAAGGGTACAGTTGGCTATGCCGCTGGCCCAAGAGCCGCTGCAATGCAACAGGGAGCGGAGCAGAATATGCTTGGCTTAATGGGTGGTGGTGTAGACACTAGAACCTTTGGCCCTGTAATGCAATCTTTAGGAAACCAAATGAGAGGCCAGCTAACAGGAAATGTTCTTCCCGGTATTAGGCAGGCTATCACGCAGTATCAGCCCGGAGGCGGCACGAGGGGAGACTTAGTGCAGTCTAAGGCCATATCTTCAGCCAACCAACAGATGCTTGATAAGGCAGGACAGATGTATCAACAGGCTTATGAAGGCGCTCAAGGGCGAAGGTTAGGTGCTGGACAGCAGTATCCTACAACGATGATGGCACCTCTTGGCATGATGCAAGCAGTTGGAGATGTTGGAAAGCAACGAAGATCCATGGCTCAAGAAGGTATCAATAGGGATATATCAAGATATAACTATGAAGCCTTTGCTCCACAGAACGCTTTAAATAATTATATGAATACGATCAGTGGAAATTATGGAGGCCAGACAACAACGGCTGGCCCTTCTGATAACAGCGGTATGATGAATATGCTGGGGAGTGTGGCATCTGCTGCTATCCTTGCTTCTGATATAAGAATAAAAGAGAACCTTGAAAGAGATGGGACATGGAACGGCTTTAGTGTTTACAAGTATAATTATATTGGTGATGATACTCCACGCCGTGGCGTGATCGCACAGGAAGTAGAAGAGACTCATCCAGAAGCGGTTGTCGAGATCGATGGGGTGAAGCATGTTAATTACAGCGTGCTAGCAGGAGATGTGTAATGGGCGGCCCTGAGAGACAGGCTATCAGTTCTGAAGAGGCTAGGAAACTAAAGTATAATCCTTTCTATAAGACCTATAATGAGAAGGCTACCCCAGCAGAATTAGGTATGGTTAATCCCGGCGCCTCTATAGGCGAACCGGGATACATAGACTCTACAACAAGCAATGATCCTATCGACCAAACATTCAAAGAAGTAGATAGAAAATTCCTTGCTGAGATGTCTCAAACTAAATGGGCAAAGAAGAAAGGCCCGTCACATCAGGCTGCTAGTTTTGGATCAAAGGGTAAGTTCGCTTCAGATAATGCTTTAGCAGAGGCTACTCCTTGGGTAGCAGATACTGCTTCTTCTGATTACACAAAAAGCATTAAGGGCGACATTGAAGGCTACCTTCAGAAGTGGAGAGAAAGACATGGGTACTCATCGTAATGGCACATAAACCGGGACATAGGAAAATAGGGAACCCGTGGTATGGGTTTAAACAACCTGAAGAATATGATGAAGACAAGATCTCTGATAGAGAAAGAGCGGCGTTGGCTCTTAGGTATCAGAATGAAGTTGGGTGGCCTGAGTATCCTGATGAGAAATTTGGATTATTTAATACACCCGGCAATATTCCGTTTGCTACTGAGGATAGAAGAAGGAAGGATCTTCTTGAGTTATTATATAATGCACAAAAAATGGGAATGTACCCAGAAGGAACTCCTCTAGGAGACTATGATCTAGAAGACATCGAGAATCAACGGACGAAAAAAGCATTTCCGTTACTGGATCAAACAAAGAAATATTGGGGAGATGCCCTCACTGAAGCAGGTGGAGTAAAACAAATAGCGCTGGATACATTAAATCAGTTTCGTCCGAAGAAGGATGCCGAACCAACTGCAACGCCAAAGACAGATGCTGCCTTATCCAGCACTGATACAAGCACTCCTACTAAGGGAAAACTTTTTACAATGGAGGTGAAAGGGTTTTCTCCAGAGTCTGTAAAGAAAGAAGATCACTTGAAAAGTATTTGGGGCAAGTTTTCTGATGACCCAAAAGCAAGAAAGAAAATGTATCTTAAACAGTTAAATAATATATATGCAAAGTCTATGCTTCTTGATGGGTGGGCTTCAATGACTGGTGGCGAAAGCCGTGGCCCAGCATACGCTAGCGCGGCAAATGATCTTCTAGAAAAGACAGCAAAGTTTGACTCAGAGATTAGGTTGCATGATATTTGGAAAGCGGCTATGTTTAGGGATGGAGAGTATTTTCCTGCAAAGACTCAAGCAGATCTTTATGAGAGATTAAAAGCCATTGGCGCAAGACCTGATGAAATAGAATATTTTATGAAAGGTTTTGGAGGTAAAGAGTTTAGGGGTCAGAAGGACTATGACGAAGGGTATAAGGCTATTAATGTATTTGACAACGACACAGGTGAGATATATACTGTTGATGCTAATGCTCCAAAAACAAAACATATGTTCAAAACTAGGAGATGGATACAATCGACTAAGGAAAGCGGAACCTCTTATGCGGGAAAGAAATTTACTGGTAAATTATCAGTTCTTAGCAAAAGGTTTAAAGGGTCTGATAATGTAGAAATTAAAAGACAGGCTATAGCAGATGCTGTGGCATTGATACAACAACAACTGCTGTCTGACTCTGATCGAATGATAAGGATGGGTTGGGCGCAGGTCTTTCCAGATGAGGTTCAGGCTTTGGATCAGCCTAATGGTGTAGAAAATCTTGCTCGTAAAATGATGGGCATATCATTGCCGTCAGGACAAACGGGTACAACTCTTGATAATTAAGTATAAATATAATGGGGAACCTAAAAAAAGATCTGTTCCTGACATTTGGAAAGAGTGGGATAGAGAGCAAAGAATTCAGTTCCTTAATGACGCAGAAAAGGATGAATCAGAACGAGGCTTTTGGGGGAGAACAGGTAGTAAAACCCTAGACGCATTGGCTCTTCTTGAAAGACCAGCGCAAGCACTGAAGGTAGGCCTGCGGGAGACAGGTATTGGAGGTTACGATCCTACACCGCAGGGATTTGCCGCAGGGTTTGGAAAAGGACTCAAAGGTGAAGATGAAGTAAGGACTCAAGAGTTTCTCCCTGCTACGTGGAACCCTATCGTAAAAGGTATCTTAGGATTTGTAGGTGATGTTGCTACTGATCCGCTAATGTATACTCCTGCTTCGGTGATAAAAGGAATAGGTAGTGGCGTTGGAAAAATATCAGGACTAACCAAAGGGATGCAAGCCTTGGGTAAACTTCCTGCCAGCCAAGCATTGGGAAGAAGGTTTAATGTTGCTACTACAGAAGAGCAAAAATATCTTCAACACCTTGAAAGACAAAGAAAGCAGGGTAGCGGCACTCAGTATACAGATGTAATTGATGATACAACCGGACTTTCCAAGCGGGTTAATCATTATGCTACGATAGGATCTCCTAGTTTTATAGAGCAATGGTTTCGTAGAACCAATAAGGCAGTAAACAAACGCGCTAAGTCACAAAGAGGTAAGGGTAAGGATGCGTTTGGCAGAGCAGTTGAATCAAACGAAACCAAAGAACAGGCTAAGAAAAGAGTGCTTGGTGCTTTAATGCGATACCAAGAACTTGGTCATACTGATGACCTTGCTAAGATTTTAGGAGATGAAGGGGTTGACCTTGCTAGGACTATGAAGATGCAAGGAAGGGACATCCTAAAATTAGAAAAAGAATCTGGTATATTTACTCCTGAGTTGCAAAGACAGTTGGATATGTTAAGGATGCCTGATGATGTTATGCGTATGAATCTTGATTTCATTGATAATATTCATAGAGCAAAAGGTGACGTTGCAACAGCAGAGGCAATGAAAAAGTATGAGATATGGAAAAGAACTATGGTTAATCCAGAATGGGCGGTGGCATTAGACAAGGCCGCGCAACAGTACGCTTACCATGCCTTAACTCCTGCTGGTAGAGAGAAGTTTATTGGATCTTTAGTAGATCATCCGGGCATAGGAAGAACACCTTTCTCTGATCGCACCTATCAAGCCTCTGCACATGAATTAAATGCTTTATTCGCTTCAAGACATAACTATCAGAATATGTTTTATGAGAACCCTGTCTTAGCACAAGCCTTGCGCATGACCGATCATCACCATAACATTCAGACAGCATGGATGGTTGACAGCATCTCTGGAAAACTTGCCGCAAGGTTTGGAGTACCACACAATACTATAGGAAATTGGACTCGTAGAATAAATCATGAAGATGAGGTTAAAGTTTACCTTAATAAGCAACATCCACATCATGGACAAGGAACAGTAACTAATCAGAAAGGTGATTGGTGGATAGGTAGGAATTCTTTTGCAGGACAGAAAGGTGACAATGTTCCTTTAAGCATGGACGATATACAAAGGTTGTTGGATGAAAAGATTGGCGGAGATGAGTATGCTAATTACCTTAATGATATTAAGGTAAAACTAGATTCAGTTGGAATGTCTGTTGAAGATTTATCATTGACCAAGTTTGGCGGCCCCAAGTCAGATTGGATTAGAGAACTTAATTTTAGATTAAAGTCGCCTGAGTATAATAGACCAAACGAGATAGTCACGGACTTTAATGAGAAGTATTTACACTATGTTCATAATGTAGATCTTGGAGAGAAAGGGATCTTTACAAGTTTGTATGCTCCCGCTAGGGCAATGGGAGAAATACCTACAGGAGAAGTAAGAAAGGTAGTGGATGATCCTCGATTTGCGGATGACCTTACAGGCATTGATAAGAAAGTGGAAGGGTTGGAGCCGGGTGATTTTTCTCAGTTCAGAGCGCCTAAAGAAGTTTCTCGCTCAATAGATGAGTACCTAGATTTCTCTAGGAATAACTCAGAGATGAATAGAGTTAAGCGCCTCTATGATGGAGTGCAGAATTCATGGAAGGGTTGGACTCTTGCGGTAAGGCCAGCCTATCACATGAGAAACTTGATGGGTAATATAACAAATGCTTACCTTGTCTCCGGCGTTAAGAATCCTAAAGACTATACAGATGCCATGAGAATGCAATGGAATGGCTGGTTTCGCTCCCCTGACCATCTTGGTGAGAGCAAAAAATGGGTAGATGCTGGAGGCGATCCAACGAAGATAGCAAGTGATGCCCATTGGTCAAAGCAAGGATTTTCTGGAATGAAAGATGAGAGCATGGAGTCTATCTATTATTCTGGCAATGATCTTGGTGTTGCTGGTGGCCAATATACTAAAGACGTCTTCATGCCTGATGCTGAGAAACTAGAAAACCTTGCCAGTAGAAATAGGTATGGCATGGAACCCGGAAGAAAGTTGCAATCTACTATAGGTGCAGACAGTCCGGCAGTTAGGGCAGGCTTTAAAGCAGGCGCATCTCTTGAGAACAATGCTCGTTGGGCTGTCTATATAAATTCTTTAAAGAAGATAAAGAAGAATCCCGGCAAGTATAAGTGGACTGCACCTGATGGAAAGCAATATGCTTTTACAGGAGATAAGGGTGAGGGTATAAAAGCAATGAAAGATTGGGGGATCACTTCAAGGGAAGCGGCATATGGTAGAGCGGCAGAAGAAGTTAAGAAGTCTCTATTCGATTACCTAGATGTCTCTAAGTTTGAGCGCAATGTTATGAAGAGGGTTGTTCCTTTCTACACATGGATGCGTAAGAACTTACCAGCCCAACTTGAGGCTGCTGTTAAAAGCCCTGCAAGAATGTCAAAGATTAATATAGCCAGAGAACAGTTTGAGTTTGCTGGTGGGCGTCCTGAGTACAAAGACATTGCTCCTTTCTGGGGCAATCGTGTTCCTATCTTCTTTGGTAAAGAGAATCAAAATGTAAGACAACTATTTACTCTGTTGAATACATTGCCTACAGCAGACTTTGAAAGACTCACCAGCCCAGCGGATTTAATAACTGAGATGGTATCACCCATACCAAAGATAGCCTTTGAACAACTGTCTAACTACGATACATTCAGGCAGAAGCCCATTAGCACAGAAGGCGGATTCATGAATATGTTAGGTTGGAAAGGGGAGATGAAGGACTTTCTGGGAATTGAAATCCCGGCTAACCTATGGCATATTGCACAGGTATTAGTTCCTTTGGCTGAAATCAATAGATTGAATCCGGGAGATGTATTCGGAACTAGGACGGTAGATGATTTCGGTATTCAAAAAGTAACACCTTCCGTCTTTGGAGCGCAGAGAGAAAGCAATCCTATCGACATTGAAACAACGGCTCGATGGGTTAGGTTCTTTTCTGGTATTAGAACCTACGAGGTAGATATAGACAGAGCCAGAGGCTTTAAGACTAAAAAACTTAGAAGGGATCTAAGGGCATTAAGAACCAAGTTTAAGTATGCTGCCAGTAAAGGCGAAAACAGAAAAGCGCAAGAGTATCTTGATTTAATAGATGAGATATTTGAACAAATGGGTAGAGAATCTAAAAGACCAACGCTTAAATCATTACCATTTGAGAAGAGGCAGGAAAGACAGTTAAGGACTTATTAATGAAGAGATTTGCTTTAACATTTATGCTGGCCCTTTCTTTTATTTCTATTGCGCAAGCAGAGAAACCAGACATGTTTCGCACGGTTGTATCGCTACAGGTTCTGTGTACTAAGGGTAGTCCTGAGTTGCTTATGAAGCAGCTTCTGGATGATTACAACGAGAGACCTGTGCATGCGATAGACTTGAGCAATGCAAGGACTGGTGTTAGTATACAGCTGTATGTCACAGAAAACAAGAACAACCCAAGCAGCACCTTTATATTACATAACACTGGTATTGCCACAAGCTGTATATTCTGGGCGGCTGAAGACTACTTGAGAACTTTAGAAACTGAAAGCCTACCCGCCAAGAAACCAACTGCTAAGGAGGATGCATGACCGAGGAGCGAAGAACCAATGGCACTTGGCATATGTCCAAGAGCCTCAGCGTCTCTCACTTGTTTACCACTTTGGCTATAGCCGTTGGGTTCTTTACTTACGTGACTGACATAGAACAAGGAACTGTGGTTAACTCTATGGATGTGAAAAGCCTGTCCGAGAGAATGGATAGAACAGATGCTAGGCGTAGTGAGCAGTTTAGCGAGATTAAAGAAATGCTGAAAGATCTTACAGTTAAGATAGACAACTTAGGTAACAGACGTGAACGATGAACATCACTCCTTCGGCAGAGAAAAGAATAGATCAAACCCTAACAAGTTCCGAGTACCTAAGAGTAGAAGTAAATGGTGGTGGTTGCAGCGGGTTCACGGTGGGCTTGTCGAAGACCGATGGAGCAGGAGAGAAAGATATATTGCTGAGAGAGAACTTGGTTATCGACTCCATCTCGGCGGAGTATTTGTCAAGCGCAACTCTGGATTGGATTGATGACCCATTCTCACCGACATTTAAATTCAATATCCCAAATACTAAGTCATGTGGTTGCGGTAATTCTTTCACACTTGAGGAAAATTAATGGAAACTTTAAAAGCATGGGTAAGATCAAAACCTTTTTTAGCAGTGATCGCAGTAATAGTGGTCGTTACTATCGTTTACCACTTATTATTTGGTGGGTCGGCCTTGCCGGATGTACCAGCCTAAAGAAGGCAGCCCTGATAGGGACGGGATCTCTAGGAGCGGGT